CTCAAAGAAGATGAGGATGGTAATAAAGTTTCTACAGTACAAGGTATAAGAGCCGCTTGTAAAGTAGTGAAATCAAGATACAGTAAACCTTTTGAAGGTGTACAGATTAAGATTCCATACGAAACAGGAATGGACCCTTATAGTGGTATGTTAGAAATGCTAGAAACTAAAGGCATTGTTGCTAAAGTAGGAAATAAACTTTCTTATGTATCGCCTGTAACTGGAGAAGAAATCAAAGAGTTCAGAAAAGCATGGACTAATGAGAAACTTCAGGTAATTATAGATGAGTGGGAACAAAATCCTATTGCACAGAAAGAAGTAATAGAAGATGTGGACCCAGATGATCTTGAACCAAACGTAGAGGAATACGCAGATGAATCCTGAAGTAGCATTGTTACTAGAAACATGGGATAGCATTAAAGCATATATGCCCAAAAAAGAAAGACTCAACATTGCAGAAATATTAGTTAGAACATTCGATGATAACGTAGATGTTTCTGAAGTGGAACACCACATCATGGAGTTTGATGCAGTAATGAAGGCGGCTATTGTTAGTCACTTTGATTTACTTGAAGATGACGAAGAAGATGATGAAGATGAGGAATGGGGATAAATGGCAACTTGGTATAATGAAGTAGTTTCTGATTTAAGCAAAATGGTTGACGCCATTGCTTATTACGAAAACGAACTTAATGATGCCAAATACGAATGCAGAATAAAGGGGAGCCTGGAAAAAGCCAGTTCCTCCCTTCCCGGCACAACTGAGTTTCGCTTTAATCAATTACAAGAGATTGAGGCGATACTTGAACATTTAAATATAGAATTGCGTAAAGAACGATCAATAACTTTTCGTAAATTCTTAGAATCTTACAATAGGACACTTAGCAGTAGAGACGCTGAAAAGTTCGTAGATAGTGAACAAAGTGTTATAGACCTAACACACCTTACAAATCAGTTCTCCCTTTTGCGTAACAAGTACCTAGGTATTATGAAAGGACTAGACACAAAGCAATGGCAGATAGGACACATAACAAGACTGAGAACAGCAGGAATGGAAGACATAGTGATCGACTAACATTCTTTTACAGACTTAATAAGTGTGAAGAACGTGGCCGTAGGAACTTTGAAAATTTTACTGAAACCCTAACCTCAGATTTACAAGAGCATTGTAAACAAACTTCAAGAAGAGATAACATTTTTGTGTATTTTGAATATACACAAGAAGGCACTCTATGGGTAGTTAACGACAAATGGTTTGCAGATGCAATACATAATTTTGCAAAAAAATATAGCATACCATTACAAAATATTACTTTTCATGGCGGGTCCGCATCATTAGATAGGTCATATAATAAATGGCATTCGTTACACAGATCAAACGAAGATAAAATAAAACTAAGACATACTGATTTTGGTCTTTGGCTGTATGAAAAAAATAATGTGTATTTTGATATTTTAAAATTTCCAAAAGAAGCACACACTAATTTAAGAACAAAAAAGTTTAATTGTCTGAATGCTAATTTAAGCATACAGCACAGGATAGCATTCCTGCACTATATGTGGAAGAATAACTTATTAGATACAGAAAACAATCTTATAAGTTTTCATTATTTTCATGGAATGCATTATCCAATAGAAGAACAATACCCTATTCCACAAGAACTAAAAGATATCCTACCTATCCAATTTGACCTTAAAGGCGGTTGGGAAGAAGTTTATGCGAAAATATTTGATAGCAAACACGACCCAAGTGTATTAACAGATTGGAATAAAACAGGAGATTACAGTTACATATATGATAATTGTTACTTTACTGTAACTACAGAAAGTGGCGAATGTGTGCAACTTTGCAACGAATTCTGCGAAGATAATCTAGATGAATACTTTAGGCGTTTCCATAATGAGATATTTATTACTGAAAAAACAACTAGGCCTATGCTTTATTTACACCCTCAAATTTTATACTCTAGTACAGGAACATTAGAATATTTAAAAAGTTGGGGATTTAAAACATTCAGTAATTATTGGAATGAAGATTACGATAATGAATCGAATGGAAACAAAAAACTCCAAATGATAATGGACGTTGTAACAGAACTTAACAGCAAGCCATTGGAGGAGTTACATGAGATGTATTGGGATATGATGCCAATACTTAAACACAACCAAAATATACTGATTAACACTGGTATAGAAAAGTATGAAAATAATGTTTTTCCGCTTGACATATAGTGAAAAGAATGTATAATTATTATTTACAACGACTAGATCAGTCATCACACAGGAGAAAATAGATCATGGAAAGATTTTTATACGATAATATCGTTAAAATTGCAGTAATTATATCTTTACCTTTATGGACAGCATTTGCACTTGCTGAAGATATAGAAGAGGTAGTTGTAGTTGCTCAGGTAGTAAAACAAACAGAAACAGATGCACTTACAGATACTAAATTAATTAGTAGCATAATGCCTGATGTAACCTGGATAGCAGGAGGCTATGGAGGAAATATTCTATATAGAGAACGTGGAACACAATCGGTTCACTCTACAGTATATAGAAACGGCATACCACAAAACACACCTGGTTCAGGTTGGTACGACTTTGGACATGATATTGTGTCAGGCGAAAGTGTTAAAGTTATAAGTGGTGCAAATAGTGTTATGTATGGGTCAGGAAGTATTGGCGGTACAGTATTAATTAAGGACACAATCACAAGAGGAATTACAGGAAGATTAGGTAATCAAGATCATCAATATATTTCAGTAGCACCTACAACTTGGATGCAGGTTACAGATTTCTCAGTAAAGCAACAAGCAAGAAATGACAATGAAGAATATGACAAGTACGAAAATACTAGTGCAAAAATTATAGCAGACGCAGGAGACTTTAAACTTTATGTTACTGCAACAGACTATGCATACGATTATGATAATTGTTATACTGCTAGTTTTAGCCAATCTAATGACTGCTTACAAGACGGCGAAAGATTTACTGTAAGTATTAGAAATGAATTCTTTACTGTTGGCAGAACAGAAGATAAAGCAGAGTATTTTACAGAAGGTGCTAGTACATATGAAAATGAAAGCAGTAGAGACTTCTTTAGAGTAGGAGATACAGTACAACTATCTAACCTATTAGAAGTTACATATGGTGCTGACGGAAGTAGAGACCAATATGGTGTACATGAAAAAGATGACTATGGAGTCTTTTTAAGTGTTAATGCCGAGTTTGCTTTAGAGTATAACTTTGGATTAAGAGCAGGAAACGATGATCAAAATGCTGTGAGGTTAGGTATATCAAAAGACCAATTCTTTATAAACTTTGGAACAAGTTACAGACGACCAAACTTATACGAAGTATTTGGTGATGCTTATGTTGATGGCAACGATAATTTACTTCCTGAAGAAGGCGTAGGTTATGAGGTTGGGTTTGGTGCAATTAGTTTATTTGTGTATGACTTTAAAGAGTCAATCGAGTATACTAGTGGATTTATGACTACAAATATTATTGAAGATGCAATATACGATGATGCTGGTACTTTAATACTTGATGCTGTTACAGAATCTGTTTGGACTAATGCAAGGTATAATAACTCAGGTTCTTATACAACTAAAGGTATTAGATTTAGTAATACATGGGGTCCTATGACAGTTATGCTTAAAGTTAATGACACAGATCAAACTAGAATACCCGAATATGTAACTGTTATTACGTGGCAACAAACTTTTAAAGATGTTGACTATAAAGTACAATATGCAGGACAGTTTGATAGAGCACCTGGACCATATGATTACTTACCTGAAGGACAGGAATTTTTAGACGATCTTAAAAAACTAAGTTTGTTTATTACTAAAAGTTTTACTAATGGATTAAACTTAAACTTCTCATATGAAAATCTTACAGATGAAAAAGTAGAAGTATTGCCTTATTATGATAACCAAGGCAAACAAGTAAACTTGACATTACAGTACAACTGGTAGTATAATATAATATGAAACTGGAATGGTTACAATGTTGTTTTTGCGATGAGGTTATAGAAGACTTTATGCTTTCACATAACCCATTTCCAGTTTCGGATAATAGAAAAGATAGGTGCTGTATTAAATGCAACAATGAAATAGTTGTACCAGCAAGAATTAATGAATCAAAAGAAGCAAGAGTTATAAAACCCTAATGAAATGTGTATTAGAAATAAGAGATGAAGTAAACGTTAGGTTCGTTGGACTTGATGTTAAAACTAGACGTAAGATTTCAGAAGAAGTTAAATTTTTCTTGCCCTATGCATATCATATGCCTGCTTACAAACTAGGTAGATGGGACGGCTGTATAAGATTTTGTGATATAGGTGGAAGAACATATTTCCATTTATTAGAAAAATTGTTACCTATTGTTGCCACAGATGGTTATGAAATTGAAGTAAAAGATTTGCGTAAACCATGGAATTTTGATTTTGAGAAAGTTGAGCAAACAGAGTATGAACATATTGCATGGCCACCTAGGCACCCTGTTGCAGGAACACCAGTAATCTTAAGAGATTATCAAGTCGATGTAATTAATAAATTTTTAGAAAATCCACAATGTTTACAAGAAGTTGCCACAGGTGCAGGTAAGACATTAGTTACAGCAGTATTAAGTCATAAGTGCGAGCCATATGGTAGAACTATTGTAATTGTTCCTAACAAAGATTTAGTTGTGCAAACAGAACGTGACTATAAGAACTTAGGATTAGATGTAGGAGTATACTTTGGTGACAGAAAAGAATACAACAAAACACATACTATTTGCACATGGCAAAGTTTAAGTATATTAGAAAAGAAAACAAAGGCACATGAAGCCGACTTTCCAATTGATGAGTTCTTAGATGGTGTTGTTTGCATTATGGTAGATGAAGTACACAAAGCAAAAGCAGATGTATTAAGAAACTTATTAGGTGGTGTATTTGCTAATGTTCCTATTCGTTGGGGACTAACAGGAACTATACCAAAAGATGAACATGAAGCAGTAAGCACATTTTGTAGTTTAGGTCCTGTAGTAGGAAATCTAAGCAGTAAAGAATTACAAGATATGGGTGTACTAGCAGATTTAGATGTTAATATTTTTCAATTACAAGATGGTGTATTAGGCTTTAATAGTTATGCACAAGAATTAAAATGGCTTCTTACTGATGATAAACGTATTGATCATATCAGTGAGATTATAAGAGGTTTAGCAACAAGTGGTAATACACTTGTATTGATAGACAGAATTAAAACAGGCGAGATGCTAATAGAAAGAAATGACGATTGGGTATTTGTAAGTGGTAAAATGAAAACTACAGATAGGCAAGACGAGTATGCAGAAATTAGTGAAATGGACAATAAAGTTATTGTTGCAACATACGGTGTTGCCGCTGTTGGTATTAACATACCTAGGATATTTAACCTTGTTATGTTAGAACCAGGAAAGAGTTTTGTTCGTGTTATACAAAGTATCGGAAGAGGTATTCGTAAAGCAGAGGACAAAGATTATGTGCAAGTGGTTGACATCACGAGCAATTTAAAGTATAGTAAAAGACACCTTACGAAAAGAAAGCAGTTCTATAAAGAACAGAACTTTAGACATAAGGTAACAAAGGTTGAATATAAATGAAAATATTAACATTAGAAAATAATAGTTACGACATAGATAGTGTACCAGATGAGATAGATGATATAAGATACTGCATTTTTGATGCAGGTGATCCAGAGTTTATGGATTTCTTCTTTTTACCATTAATCTTTTTGGAAAGTTTTTACGCACCAGCAATATGCTTAGACATAGGCGGATTTAAAATCCAGATGCCTATGGACTGGAGTATACTAACAAGTGATGAAGACTTTGATGGATTGGAAGTTATGCCATTATCTAGTTTAAATAACAGAGGCTTTGTAGCACCAGTTTTAAATCCATTAAAAACTTGGATGCCAAGAGCAGAAGAAATACAAATAACAAATGTCTATCAAGATGTAAAATGGTATTTCCCAAAATTAAAGAACGGACATTTACTTGTAGTTCCATTAGAAGATGGGCCTGAACCTAAATGTGTTATGTTTGTAAAAGAAGCAAATAAAATCAAAGATATTGATTTTGCTGATATGCTATAGGAGGTTATTATGGCAAAAAGAAAATTTAGAATAGAAGGCGGCAGATACGGAGGCGAACTTGTTTTAGGAGAAGTTAATCCAAATTTTGTAAGATACTATGAAGAGCATGATAGTATGGAAATTGTAGAAGCAGTTTTAGAAACAGACGACTATGGGGATGAATCAGAATTACCTGCAGATGCACTACAAGATCCGAATACTCCACCTAGTCCTGCATTAGAAGATAACGATTTTTATATGTGGGAATGTGATGAACTAGAACACCTTAACGGTCCTTATGCAGATGGCGGATTTTTTGTGTACGAAGTTCCAGCAGATGGCTCAGATGATTGGAGTTATGATAAAGAAATTTATGACGGTGAGGGAATCTTACTGTATGGTAGAGAAGGTGCATACTTTGGAAGAGAAGAGCCAACTGAAAATAAAGATGAGTATATGCCAGTATTATGTTTTCATAGTTCTGAAAAGGGAACTTTTGGTGTATGGTATATGGAAACAGACGGAGAAGATTTTGATGAATTCAAATTAGCCTATGGGATTTGCGAAACAAACTTAGGAGAATTTGTTGATGCTGTTTACTACAACAAAGAAGAACTTGATACAGATTACGATTACAATGATACTACCGGTAAAAGTTACGATGCTGATATAGGCTGGTTAAATAAGAAATGGAGAGATCCAGCAGATAGATATACTAATGTAGACCAAGAATATTGGGATGAATACAACGATAACGTTGAATGGGAAAAGGAAAATAGATGAAGCGAATATTAATATTTGGATTGCCTGGTTCAGGTAAATCTACACTTGCTGAAAAATTAACAAAAATTTTAGGTAATGCAGACTGGCATAATGCAGACAAAATAAGAGAAACATTTGATGATTGGGATTTTTCACCTGAAGGTAGAGAAAGACAATCATTGCGTATGCGAGATTATGTTCGTAAAAGTGTTGCAAAAGGAAACTATGGTATAGCAGACTTTGTTTGTCCTACTAATAAACTTAGAGAACAAAATGTTCCTGAGTATGTTATTTGGATGAATACTATTGAAGAAGGTAGATTTGAAGACACAAATAAGATGTTTGAAAAACCTGTTATAGATAGTGTAAAAGTAAATGCTATTATAAATGCAGAAGATTGGTGGACAGAAGAAAAAATTGAAGAATGGGCTAGATTAATTGCAGTCGATATTAAAGACCATGAGTTCCAACCAAAGCAACCAACCACACAAATGTTAGGAAGATTTCAACCATGGCATGAAGGACATCAAAAGTTATTTGAAAGAGCACTAGCAAAACATGGTCAAGTAGCATTACTTGTAAGAGATATGCCTTTAACAGACGATAATCCTTGGCAAGTGGATAAGATTTGTGAGAACATAGAAATAGCACTGGCCGAACATGCAGGTAAGTTTAGATGTTACCCTGTACCTAACATAATGAATATTACTTATGGCAGAGGTGTAGGATATAAAATTGAAGAAGAAGTTTTAGATGAGGAAACACAAAATATCAGTGCAACCAAAATTAGGAAGCAAATGAGAGAGGATGGTGAATTATAATCATCCAGCCTATGCTAGGTATCCACACTTGAAGAATAAAGGTACCATTGCAGGCGATTATATTAATAGTGAAGATAACTTAAGAACTACTAAATGGAAAAAGACATTTGCATTTACGCCTAAAATAACAATTAGTGGAAATAAGGTTTGGCTTAAAACACTTTATAAAAGAGAAAGGTGGCTACATATAGAACCGCCACAATTTCCTGTAAACTCTTTTAATAAAACAGAATATGCAGAATGGGAAGAAATATTAAATTTAAAAATGAAATGAGGTAATCAATGTATCAATTTACAAGCGAAAGTGTTTCGCAAGGACATCCAGATAAAGTAGCAGATTTAATATCTGATACTGTAGCAACATACTTAATCAATGGAAATATCAATCACAGAGCCGCAGTTGAAACATTAGTTACAACAAATAAAGTTATACTGGCAGGTGAATTTAAAAGCGATCGAGGACAGAATCCAGATAGAATCGAAAACATTGTAAGAGAAGTTATAAAAGAAATAGGATATGAGCAAGAAGGCTTCCATTGGGAAACAGTAGAAGTACAAAATCACTTACATGGCCAAAGCCAAGATATAGCACTAGGAACAGATGACTTTGGTGCTGGAGATCAAGGTATAATGTTTGGCTATGCATGTGAAGAAGCAGGCAACAAATTGCCACTGCCATTATATTATAGTCATGAATTGCTAAAAAAATTACAAATACTAAGAAAAAATGATCCAAACTATACTTGGTTAGAACCTGATAATAAAGCACAATTTACTTTTAATTATGGAAGTGATGGCAAACCAATTGACATTGCAAATGTAGTATGTAGCACTCAGCATAAAGAAAATGTTGATCTAGAATTTGTCAGAGAAGGAGTTAAGGAAGTTATACAAGATGTTGCAGGTGAATACTTAACAACTGATACAAATTTTTTAATTAATCCTACAGGAAGATTTGTAATAGGTGGCCCGGATGGCGACACGGGTCTTACTGGTAGAAAGATTATTGTTGATACTTATGGCGGAGCATCTCCACATGGCGGAGGAGCATTTAGTGGTAAAGATTGTACTAAAGTTGATAGAAGTGCCGCTTATATGGCTAGATCAATTGCAAAACAAGTATTGCTAGAAAATCCATTTCAAGAAGTATTAGTACAATTAAGTTATGCTATTGGAATAAAAGAGCCTACATCAGTAACAATATGGACTGATAAAAAAATAAACTATGTAATTGCAGAACATGTTAAGTCACTGCTAGATCTTACACCGTTAGGTATTATAGAAAAATTTGATTTATTTAATTTAGATCTTGCTACAACAACAAACTACGGTCACTTTGGAAGACAAGGATTGCCATGGGAAGAACAAGCATGGACTTAAAAAAATATATAAGAACTGTATTAGACTTTCCTATCGAGGGCATAGAATTCAGAGATATTACATCACTGGTAGAAAATCCACAATCATTTAATTATGCACTAATGCAATTAACTAATGACTGCATGGATTTTAAAGCAGATAAGATAATTGGAATTGAAAGTAGAGGTTTTGTATTCGGGGCACCACTTGCCAGAGACTTAGAAGTGCCTTTTGTAATGGCAAGAAAGCCAGGCAAGTTACCCGGACAATGCTACACACAAAGTTATAAGTTAGAATACGGTGAAGCAAGTTTAAGTATACAATGCAACACGCCAATTCGAAACACTGACAAAGTTGTAATTATAGATGACTTAATTGCTACAGGCGGAACTGCAATAGCCTGTGCAGATATATTATACAATGCTTTTGATGTTCCTAAAGAAAATATTTTAATTCTGGCTGTAATAGACTTGCCCGATTTGAAGGGAAGTGCTATAATACAACAGCAAGGTTACAATGTTAAAACACTTGTAGAATTTGAAGGAACATAATGGCTAAAAAGTTACCAGCAATAGCACTTAAAGATGTAATGGCGGCTGTCGATAAGAAAGACAGAGGTTTTTATAATCGTCTTACTGCTGAACAGAAAAAGGCATTTAGTGCCTGGATGATGATGAGATATTGCAGTAGTGTGCAAGGTCGAGATGCCGCAAACTACATATATCTTACAAATGAATTAGTAAACTTTCAGTTTATGGAAGTTAGTAAGCATCCTGAACTACAGTGGTTATTACTTAGTGCATGTGGTGTTGGCAAAATACAATTCCACCCTTACTTAAAACCACCCAATGCTAAAAAGAAGAAAAATAAAATATCAGAATTCTTATATGGTTTATATCCGCATAGTAAACCAGAAGATATAGAATTGATGATTAAGTTAAACAGTAATAATGAATTAAAGGCATTGGCATATGACTACGGATACGATGACAAAACAATCAAAGACATCTTTGGAAAGTAACACCTGTAAATGGTGTAACAAAAACTTTATGAGTGAAAGAACTCTAAGTGCTCATATGTGTGTTAAGAAAAGAAGATATGCAGACAAAGATTTAACACATACTAGGCTAGGGTATAGAGTATTTCAAATGTTTTATGAATTGAATACAACAGCAAGTAAGGCAAAGTCTCAAGAAGATTTTATTAGAAGTCAATACTATGAAGGCTTTACAAAGTTTGGAAGAAGTTGCATTAGAAACGAATATTTGCAACCAGAAGAATTTGCAAAATGGTTAATCAAGAACGGAAAGAAACTAGCAGATTGGCATAAAGATAAAATGTATGATGAATTTTTATTATTATATGTTAAAAAAGAGCCTGGATTAAAAGCATTAGAAAGAACAATAATGTATTTGTCTGAATGGGCAAAGGATAATAATAAAGATTATAGTGAATATTTTAAAGAAGTATCTACACCAAGAGCAGTTCATGATATACGTTCAGCAAAAGTGTCACCATGGGTTATGTATTTAAGTGACTCCGGAAATGACTTGTTTAGACGTTTTAGTTCTGAGCAAGTAGATATGATAAAAGATATAATAGATTCTAAATTTTGGATGAAAGTATTTTTAGCCAACAAAGAAGAAGTAGCAGAAATTAAAAAGACTTGCCAAGTAGCAAGATTATAGGAGATAGAATGAAGGACTTAATTGAAAAAACATCGCAATGGCATCATGATAGAAACTTAATTGATGGTGCAACTAGTAAAGACCAAGTATTAAAATTAATACAAGAAGTTGGAGAACTATCAGATAGTGTTTGTAAAGGAGAAGATGTAAAAGACGACATTGGAGATTGTCTAGTTATTCTTATTAACATTGCTGAAAGAGAAGGCACAACATTAGAAGAATGCTTAGGTGTTGCTTATGAGGATATAAAAGATCGCAAAGGCAAAATGGTAGATGGAATATTTGTTAAGGAAGAATAATGAATAGAAAACAAGAAATGTTAGTCATCACAATGGAAGAGTGTGCAGAACTTAGTCAAGCATGTAGTAAAATTATACGTTTTGAAAAAGACCAATGCCCAAACGATCTTTCAAACTTACAAGATGAAATAGGCGATGTAATGTGTATGATAGATATTTTAAAAAATAATGGATTAGTAAGTGATGAGCAAATACAAGAACGTATGCAAATTAAAAAAGAAAAACTAATTAAATGGAGTTTGTTGTTCAGTGAAAATTGATTTTGATGTAGACATTGATATGGCTAATAGAGATGACTTTCTCAGATTAGTTAAGCATACGCCTGCAAGTATTGAAAAGGATGGTACGTTTACCAAACACAATACTGGTGTCTACTTTCAGAACATTCCTAAATTTCCATTAGAAGGCTATAGCACAATAGATCACAAACAAGCAGAACAAGAAGGTTGGTTTAAAGTTGACTTTTTAAATAATCATATATACAAAGATATTAAAGATGAAGAACATTTAGATAGACTTATTGCAACAGAACCAATGTGGGAACTATTTGGACATAAAGAAATAGTTGAACAACTATTTCACATTGCAAAACATTTTGAAATAGTAAAACAGCACCAACCTAAAAACATAGAACAATTAGCAATGATACTTGCAATGATAAGACCAGGTAAAAGGCACTTGGTTGGAAAGGATTGGAAGGATATTGAAAAAGAAGTTTGGGTAAAAACAGATGACTACTTTTTTAAACAAAGCCACGCAATGGGTTATGCTTTAGCAATTACTGTTCAATTAAATTCTATACTAGAAAATCTTAATCAGACTTCCTAATTAACTGTATTCCTCTTCGCTTAATTCTTTTCTTTAAAAGATTTTGAAGAGTTGTCATTGGACCAAATAGGTGAGTAACATCTTTCATAATAAAGGTTGTTAGGTAAGGACGAAATGATTTCAGTTCGTGATGCAAAAATACATCTATGGGCATCATTCGATTTGACTCCCACCACCATGTATCTCCAAGTTCCAAAAGTATTTTGGTGTCGTCTAAGTTTTTAATTTTCTGTATGTCATAAAATGTAATTATAGAATTATCATAGTTTACAACAATACCAAAATGTTCTGCTTCGCCATACTTTAGACCAGTAATGAACGGAAACTTTTCTTGATACTTTTCTTGCATAATGATATTTACCATCTAGAAAGATAAATACTAATACATAAAGGTTATAAAAAACATGAGCGATGGAGATCACAGATTATATTTATACGACGACCCAGTAGATTTAGTGGTTACTACCGACTCTCTTTATTTGGACAACAGACCTATGAACAATAGAAAATTAAAAGCACATAAAGGATTTAGTAACGAACTTACTTTTAATATACGCAATAGAGACAGAAAACTACAAAATGTTTTTAGTGAAACTCTATGGGCACATATATACAATCCAACAACTAAAAAGAGAATGCTAACAAGAAGATGTGAAGATACTAATAGCATTGGCATAATAAAATTATTTTTAAATGAAGGAGATCTTACTAACATAGATCCTGGATTATATAAAATGTATCTTACAAAAGATTCTGCAGAAACTAAAAACATGCCGGTCTACTCAAATCAAGATCACGGTGTGTCAATGGACGTAGAGATACTTGCAGATGGTGTAATAGAACCAACTGCTACACAGGTAGCCAATGTATTTACACAGGTTGCTAACACAATGCTAGGCGATAGTGCAAATATTTTTACAACTAGTTCTATGTATGGTAACCAAGACAGAAACTTCCAGGACGCAAGACACTCTTTAGCAATTTACCCTTCAACATTTACAGGCAATATTTTGATACAAGGCAGTATTATAGAAAATGCACCTAATCCAGACGATGCAAGTAATGATTGGTTTAATATATCTAATGTTGCATTTACGGCCGCTAGTAATCTAAATCATCAAACATTTACAATTAATGCAAACTGGATTAGATGCTTAACATACCCAACTTCCGGTTCAGTTACTCAGATTCTTTTAAGAAATTAACTTGACATATTAAATATATCCTGTATAATAAACTTATGGATATAGACTCACTAGTAGAACAAGTGCATCGACTTGTCTTCGATCATTTACCTGTTAATACAAGTAGAACTCCTAGTGGTTGGACAACATTAAACTGTCCTATGTGTAGTGACAATAGAAAAAGAGGTGGCATTATAACTAGTGGTGCTAAAATATCTTTTAATTGTTTTAACTGCGGATATAAAACAGGATGGGCACCAAATCCTCACTTAGGTGGCAAATTTAAAGAACTAGTAACAACACTAGGCGTAGATCAAACTGAACTACATAAGTTACAAGTAGAATTGCTTAAACATCAAGAATTGTTAGAGCAAGAAGATACTACAGAATACGTTTACTCTTTGTCTAAATTTAATAAAGTAGACTTACCCGAAAATGCTTCAGCAGTAGATGACTTACCAGATGGGCATCGAGTGAAGCAGTACGCAATTGATAGGGGACTATACGGTCTATATCCATTGCTTTATTTTGATGAAACATTATATAAGCAAAGATTAGTAGTTCCCTTTTCATATAACGGTGACTTAGTAGGGTGGACAGCAAGACACATAAATCCACCTAACAAGCAAACTGCAAAATACTTACACAACATGCAACCTGGCTTTGTATTTAATGTAGATAGATTTGCTGACAGCAAAAGAGAAGTTGTAATTGTCACAGAAGGCACGTTCGATGCAATACTTATAGACGGAGTATCTATACAAGGTAATAGTGTTGGCCCAGAGCAGGCACAACTAATAGAAAAATTAGGACAAAGAATTATATTATGCCCAGACAGAGATGATGCAGGAAAAGATTTGATAGAACAAGCAATAGCATTAGATTGGGAAGTAAGTTTTCCACCATGGCATGTAGAAATTAAAGACGCCGCAGATGCCGTTTTAAAATATGGAAGGCTGGCCACAGTATCAAGTATCATTAAACATGCTACTAGCAACAAGATAAAAGCACGAGTAAAGGGTAAAATGCTATGATCGTATATGTAAATGGTTGTAGTTTCTCTCATGGACATAATGCCCTCATAGAACGTAACGGCAAACTTTGGCCACAGCACCTAAGTAACAATGGATATCGTGTTGAAAATGAGTCTCTATCAGGAGGAAGTTCACACAGATCATTGCGTATGTGTATGGATAGAGCAATGCGTCATGGACAGAAAAATCAAGAAGTAGATGTTATAATCTGTCAGTTGTCTAATCCGCATAGAGGAGAATTTTTTCATCAAGATCTAGGCATGTATATTAACTATATTACTAATAGGTTTATTTTAGGTGAAAAAGAAATAGAAGTTTTCAAACAGCAAGGGTTTACAACAAGAAAAGATACACAATTCTTTAATGAAAAAGGAGAATCTATAGAGGATGTATATTTCCATAAAAATATATTATGGCATAATACAGTAATTGTACCTGAGTGGCAAAGACAAATTGAAATATTAGCATTATGTAATAACTTAGAAAAGTTATGCAAAATAAAAGGTATAAAACTTTTGTTCACAGCAATGAGCTCAATTTGTGTTCCGTCTTACCATGGTGATATGACGTTAATGCCCTACATTACAAAACCTATGAGTCATATTATAGGTAGAACAGGGTCACTAGTTGAAAGTGCAGAGGACAACCATCCAAACGAAGCAGGACATTATGAAATTTACAAATATATATTAAGTGAGTTGAAGAAACTATGAAAATTTATATAAATGGTTGTAGTTTTTCCGCAGGGCATCAAGGTCTTAGAGACCGTGGCGGCAAGGCTTGGTGTAAATTATTTAATCAAGATGTATCTGTTATTAATGATTCTTTAAATGGAGGTAGTTCATTTAGAGCATTACGAATGTGCATAGAAAATGTTATAGCAAATGATGATTTAGATGTTGTAATTTGTCAACTGTCTAAAATGGAGAGAGGTGAGATGTTTATAAGAGCAGAACAGTTAAACCATTTTGATAGAGACGTATATATCAATTATGGACTTGATGGGTTTGTTCAAGATTATGATAGATATGAAGTATTAGATATTTTAAATCAAGAAGGATTTAAAAGAAGCGGCCACGGCTACATAGGGGAAGAAAAAGAAGTATTTAGAAATGATTTAGGAGAAACACTAGAAGATAAATTTCAACATAAAATAAGAATTTTCAACGATCAAATGATGACAAGTAATAATGACAGAGAATTACACATATTAGGATTGTGTAATAATTTAAAACTGTTATGTAAAGCAAAAGGTGTTAAGTTACTTTTTACAGCAATGGATGAGAAATGCATACCAAATGTTAAACACATTACACCATACTTTACAAAACCTATGAGCTACATTGTAGGAAAGCAAGGCCCTCTTGTTGAAAGTGATACCGACTGTCATCCAAACGAAGACGGGCATTATGAAATTTATAGATATATAATAAGTGAGTTAGAAAAATTATGAGCGATATAAAAAATTACAACGAAGAAACACAAGAATTGTTCTTGAGATTCTTATTGAGTGAACAAGACTTGTTTGCAAGGTGCCAAAGCATCGTGCAACCTGAGTATTTTAATTTAAAATACAGGTCAGCAGTAGAACTTTTTAAAAGCCATAGCGAAAATCATAATTCCATTCCTACTCCAGAGCAAGTTAGTGCTGTAGCAGGCATACAACTAGAGCCTATTCCTAATGTTACAGTAGATCATCATGAATGGTTTATTAATGAGTTTGAAACTTTTTGTAGACACAAAGCATTAGAAAAAGCAATTATTGAAAGCACAGACTTGTTAGAAAATCAAGACTATGGAACAGTAGAAGAAAAGATTAAAAACGCAAGTCAGGTTGGACTTGTAAAAGACTTAGGAATAGAATATTTCGAAGATCCTAAAGCAAGATTACAATGGATCAAAGATCAAGCAGGTGCAGTAAGCACAGGTTGGAAAGGAATTGATTTAAAATTGTATGGTGGCATGAACAGAGGCGAGATAACAATCTTTGCAGGTGGTTCCGGTGCAGGTAAAAGTTTGTTCTTACAGAACTTTGCTGTAAATTGGGCACTTGCAGGACTTAATGTTGCTTATATTAGTTTAGAACTTAGTGAGCAACTTATTAGTATGCGTCTAGATGCAATGGTAAGTGGGTATAGCACAAGAGATGTTATGCGTAATATGGATGATGTTGACTTAAAAGTTCGTATGAAGGCCAAAGGTGCAGGTAGACTTAGAGTAAAACAAATGGTCAATGGTGTTAATTGTAATGATCTAAGAGTATTTTTACGAGAATATGAAATTGCTAGTGGAGAAAAAATAGATTGCTTACTTGTTGATTACTTAGATCTTATGATGCCTATTAGTAATAAAGTAAGTGGAAGTGATCTGTTTATCAAAGACAAATATGTATCTGAGGAGTTGCGTAACTTAGCAATGGAAAGAGATTTACTAATGGTAACAGCATCGCAGTTAAACAGAGGTGCAGTAGAAGAAATAGAATTTGACCACCATCATATTGCAGGTGGTATTAGTAAAATACAAACAGCAGATAATGTTGTAGGTATATTTACAAGTAATGCTATGAGAGAACGTGGCAGGTATCAGATACAGTTTATGAAAACACGTTCTAGTAGTGGTGTTGGTAGTAAAGTAGACTTAAAGTTTAATCCTGATACGTTGCGTATTGAAGATTTAGAAGAAGGCGACGAAGATGCAATGACAATGACAACTACAGGACTAGTTGATCAACTAAAACGTGGCAATTCAATAAAAGCAGAAGATGAAGAATCTAAAGGCACTATTGATCAAGCACTGAACATGCACGAGTTCTTAAAGAAGAACGACTTCTAATGATAAATAGTAGTAAAGCATAATACCGCTGGAGAGATTGTGGCTAAACATAGAAGTATATTAGAAGAATTAAATAAGATTTCAGTCGATAAGAGCAAGGATTACGTTGTAGAAAATCGTGCAGAACATGTAATAGCAAGTGCTATTAATCTATTAGAGCAAATTGACAGAAACTATACACCAGAAGAATCAAAGAACTTAACTAATAGGCTTGTGAACAGCATAAAACACCGTGACCCTTCAAAGTTTTCAAGAGGTATTAAAAAAATTATCAAAGAAAGCCTGAAGGAGACCCCTGGTGAAGATTAATAGTTTCTTAACTGAGAATCCCAGAGGCCAATCATATGAGATAGAACGTATTTCTGATGAAAATAATACCGTTGGCTACAGATACTACTATATAGATACAAATAATAAATCGGTTGCAATACCCGATGACCATCCTTATTATAAAATTAATAGAGCCATAAGAAACAAACTTGTTGTTATAGGAAAAGACAAGTTCCCTAAGTTAGGCGACGGCAGTGGCAATGAAAGAATTAGAGCAAATGCGGCTATCCTTAATCTCAATGGTAAAAATGCAAACGATGGAACAGCAGAATATGACTTAAAATCAAATGGTTGGCTAATTAAAGATTTTCCGCCTGGAGAAGAAAGCCTAGCAGGCAAACCTATTACAGGCTTAACCCTTAGAGCATTATGGAATCAGTTAGGAGTAGGCATTGGCGGCACAACTAAATCATTAGACGCCAAGGCAACAAAAACGTTAGGTAAAGGCGGAAAGTTAGACAGATACATGACTGGTAAGACTGGTGGTTTTGCTAAATCTACTAGAGCAGATCCTAATAACTCTATGTTCAAGAAACTTTTTGTTTCAGGTGGAATGAATGTTGCAGATAAATTAGGAATGTTTGGTAATGCTAATCCAACTAAAGAACTTACTTTAAATACAACAATTAAAGACTTATTAGATAAAGAAGTTAGTCTAGGATTAGGCCCAATACTATTTGATTACATAAAGAAATTTGTAAAAGTTGCCCAAGACGCCAAGGTTAAAATGGGTCCAGCAATGGGCAGTATAGATAATCCAGACCGTCCTAATAAAAATCCTCAAGAATCAGTTGATGTAACTGAAGCACCACTCAACTACCGGGACATAGATGATGAAGATATACTACCTGAACCTAGAATAAACAGTCCGATGCCACCGCCTATGCCAGGTGAAGAGCCTGAACCTGAAGAACAAATGTCGGCAAAAGAAGAAGAAGCACAACGTATAGCCGCAGAAGCAATGCAAGAGATTAATCGTTTAATAGACCAAGGTTCACAACGTTTGCCTGGTATTACTTCTAAAGATTCTTTTATATTATTACAAGACATACTTCAACAAGGGCAATTATATCCTGCATATAGATATCTTGCTAAAGCAGTTCCAGAGTATAACCAAAAAGCAGTTGCTAATGCTAAATTATCTAAAAAAGATCATGAAACAGCAAAGTCTCAGTGGAAGTTGGCCGGCATGCCTATAATGCAACAGATGGTGAAAGGAGCAGAAGTAAATTTAAATAAAGGAGTATTTCCAGAATTCAGAAAATGGAAAGAAATGGCAGGTGTTACTTTACCTAGAGATAGAAATTACAGATACTATAATCCAAAATTTGATGATAAAACTCCAGGTGATAGAGCATTAAGACCAAATAAAGCACAACAACAAGCAAATGATCAACGTGCAGATAGTTTCAAAGGCAATTTAAATAATAAAGTTGAGTATAGCAAAGCACTAAAAATAAGCACAAAGGAACACCCAGATATTCCTTTTCCACCTTTTGCAGAATGGTTACAAAAAGTAGCATCTGAGATAGCAGTAGGCTCTACTGTGAGATTTACATCTAATCATCCAACATCAAAAGGCAAAAAGATTGATGCAAAAGTATTAGGCCCTGCTCCTGCTTACGGAAAAGGTTTTATTATGGTAAAGTCTCTTAAAACAGCAGACAATCCAAACCCCGGACCTAATGATTATGTTTTAGGTAGGCATAGGATTGAATCATGAGAATAAATGAGGTAGTTAAAGCCTCAATCACATCTATTATATGCGAAGCAGAAGGCAAGAATACCCATTTAGAACATCTAGAAGATCATATTTTTAATAAAGGGATAGAAGGTGCCAAGGAAGCAGTCGATTATTTGTATAGTTTACATCAAATGCTAGAAGGCAATGCAGATGCACCTGTTAGTATGACAACAAAGTGGGATGGAGCCCCGGCAATTATAGCAGGCAGAGATCCTGAAACAGGTAAATTCTTTGTAGGCACTAAAGGAGTTTTTGCAAGAAACCCAAAGATTAATTTTACAGATAGAGACATTGTAGAAAATCATCCTGCAGAAGGACTACAGAAAAAATTAAAAGTAGCATTAAAATATTTAAAAGGACTCAATTGGAATACAGTTGCACAAGGCGACATGCTGTATACAAAAGAAGATTTACAAACAATGTCCCTTAACGGAGAAAAAGTAATTGCATTCAAACCTAATACTATTGTTTATGCAGTACCTACTGATTCAGAACTAGCATCTAAAATTACAAATGCAGAAATAGGTATTGTTTGGCATACAGAGTATGCAGGTGGACCTACATTAGCAGACACAACTGCAACTTTTGGATTTGATAGCAGTGGATTAGGAGAAACTCCTAATGTGTGGCATAGAGATGCAATTATAAAAGATTTAAGTGGAACAGTTACATTAACACAAGAAGAAAATGACAATGTAATGAGTGCTGTAAGTGATGCTAACAGTTATTTACAAAAAATAGATAGTAATACATTTAGATGGTTAGAACAAGGTAATGATTTAATAGGAAAAGACTTCTTACAACAATTAAAAGCACATGTAAACAATAACATCAGAGCAGGAGCATTTGATCAGCCAACTAAATTTGCACAAGGCTTTGTAAAAAAGTATACTGACTTTATGCAAAAGAAAATAGATGGTTACAAAACAGCAAAGAAACAAGACGAAGCAAATAATAAATTAGTTCAAGGGGTACAGTTCATTAAAGAAAATCTAGAACAAATTGTTGCTGTATACGATTTGTATTTAAAAATTATAGAAGCAAAAATTAGAATTATTAAAAAGTTAGAGCAGATAAGTCAAATACCAACATTTAAAGAAACAGAAAATGGGTATGAAGTAACAGGCGAAGAAGGATTTGTTGCAGTAGACAAAGTAGGAAACGCAATTAAGTTAGTAGACAGACTAGAGTTTAGCAGACTTAACTTTGGCACAGGAGCACCTGGAAAGTAAAATGGATTTAACATTAGTAAATCAAGAAATATCAGAAGCAAGGTTGTATAGAACAACCAATGGCTTTAAAAATCTAACAGGTCGCGACATAGCAAACCTTTTATATCTACATACATTATCTTTATACATGATGTTACAAGACGACAGCAGTGAAAAATATGCAGTTGCATACGCAAAGCAAACATCACAGTATGGGTATTTTTCTTTGATGCGAACACATGGCACTGACATTTACATGTTAGCATACGCAACTAAGAATCCAGATAACAGATATATTTCGTTTAAGAATAATAGACAAAGCAGAGAGTTCTTAGACAAATTAAGATTTAACGAAAGACAGTTCCACGCCTTTATATCCAAAATGGGCAGACGTGCAGATAAAAATAATGAGGCACTATCATTTTTTATGCGATTAGAAAATCAACTTAAAATAACAGATTCCAGATACAAAAGTTATAGGCGAATGGTTTTAAGTTGGGGTAAATTAAGATACAACGCAAAACAATTAGCAGTAGCAAAACTTTCTCAAGAAATAAGACGTTTGGGCAGAGGAAGTGAACTAGTAACACCTATGACTAGTATGATCAAAGACCGTGGACTAAGAGTTTCATCAGATTATAAAGAACCAAGAACAAGTTTAACAAGAAAAGTAGCAACAGCGGCCGCAGGTGCAGTAGCAGGAAGATATCTAGGAAAGAAAATTGCACAGAAGACAGGAGCCAATGTTGATAAATATAAGAAAGCAGGAACAGGAATCGGTGCAATAGCAGGTTACTGGGCAGGTGGACGTAATAAGCAATGAAAATAAACGATTTTATAACAGAAGTTACAGCAGACTCAGTAAAAACTGACTCAAATAAAGTTGCAGACTTAGTTAGATCTGGGCAAGATATTTCTCTAGCAGTAAATACATATAGAAATATTCATGCTGGACAATTAGATTATGATGCCGCCTTTTCTAAAGCATCACAAAGTCGTACAGGTACAAATGAACCTTCGAACTCAGCAGAGGTAAGCAAACAACATAAAGCAGAAATAGATAAAGCAATCGCTCGAACAATTGATGCTAAGTCACAACAAAATAAAAATTCTAAAAAGAAAATTGGTGGTGAGGCTGAAAGAGTAAGAGACAAAGAGAGAAAGAAAAGTCAAGAAGTTCCAAGTGATGCATTTATAAGAGATCCTAAAACAGGTAACTTGATTGCTGATCCTAAATATAGTTCAAACTTTAGAGGCAATCAGTATACAGGTGGTATTCCAGGGCCTGGTGCAGGACTGCAAAAAGCAAAAGATATTTTAGATGATCCGTTGGCTTTTGTTTCAAACCCTCTGGGTGCAACTGGTACTGACGATGCTATATCTAAAGGCGCCAATTTAGGTAGAAAAATATTTACACCAAAAACAGGTGTAAGCAGTAAATCTAAACTTTCATTAAGATAAGTTCAATAAACCGTTCTAATTTTTTCCTATATTTGATAAATAAATGTAATAGAGTGTTTTAACGAACACAAAAAAGGAGATTAAAATGGCACAATCAAAAGGAAATGGAGCAGGTGTTGGTGACTTTACAACCGGTACACTTATCCAAAAACATAGTGTAGCATGTATCTTAGTTGATACTGGTGCAGACCTTAGAACAGAAGATGATGCAACAAGAGAAGCAGTTGAGAGAGCATTACAAATGATTCAACCTCTAGCATACGAAGTTACTGATGACAACAGTGGTAAAATCCACGCAGTTGTTGATAGCAGTCAATTTGATGCGGCATCTTTACAGAAGCATCTAAGAGCAATTGGAACTGACGATGTAAATAGTTATAACTTTTCAGGCACAACAGTTACAGCAGGAACTAGTTTAACAGTAGCATAATTAAATTTATAAAGAAAAATGGCGGTTTTAACTGCCATTTTTTTTGGGTATTTAGATAAATATTATTAACAACAGCATTATTAGACACTTAGGTGAAGAAATTAATATGCTAAAAGGAGATTAAAATGGCACAGGTAGATAGAAGAGCGGCGGCATCAGGCGAGTTTATTGGTAAAGACGTATTCCTAAAAAGTTTTCAACAACAATCAGGTAACATCTCAGCAACTCAATTAACATCACTAGTTAGCACAGTACAAAGTTTAAACCTTTCAATTTTAAAAGTAGGTAGTTTCACAGCAGGAACTTCAGACACAGTTAAAATGATTGTAGAAGGTGCAGACAACCTAGCAAACGGTGATATTACAGCACACGTTATTGCTGACGTAACATTCTAAGTTTAATAACTTATTTAAAAAGCACACCAAGGTGTGCTTTTTTTTGGCCCCATGGTCGACAACTTGTGATAAATAGTGTAATATACAGGAGACACAGATGAGTTTAACAAGAAGTGGTGCAATGGGGAGTTCCGAGGTTGTTTCGGGCAACATAGAATTTTATTCATTGTTTACAACGTTAGACATTACACAAACAGGCGATTACGGCGACAGCAGTCAAAAAGATTTTGAAAGTGTTGTTCAATGTATAGGCTTAAGAGCAATGCCTGTTGTGATGAATGAGCCCGTAGAACTTAGCGGTTCTGGGGCATTTGTTTTAGAAAATTATGGTGCACCGTCACTTACAGGAGCAGGTTGGATTTATAAATTTGCTTTCGAAAGAGAAGGAGTGCATACTATAACAACTTTAACAGATGAACTAAACGGAATAGTATTAAATGCAGGAGTAATTGATACTAAGAGTTCCATTAATATGGAATTCACTAAACAAGATTTATTATAAGAGATAAACAATGCCTAAAAAAACAGACCCAGAAAAAGATATTAAGCCATATGTAGCAAGTGGAAATATAGAGGCGCATATTATTGCCGACATGCTTAGAATAGAAAGCATTACAGCAGAATTACGTGAATTTAAGGAAGTAACAAAGGATAGATTAAACAAACTTGAGAGTTGGATAATTGCTATTGTTGGTCTAACATTTACATCTTTGGTTAGTATTATTATAGGCATAGTGATTAATTTAGTATGATATTAGAAGAAATAACAAAAGACATAGTTGTCGAAAACAGAATGGTATGGCGTAAAATGGGCAACAAAGTTGTTCGTGCGGTTAGATGTACATCAGGCAAACGTAAAGGCCGTGTTGTTTCTAAATCGCAACAATGTAGTGCGCCTATTAATATGAAAAAGCGAATGACTATTAAAAAGACAAAAGCAAAAATGGGTGCTAGAATTGCCAGAAAAGCACAAAGAACTAAACGTATGAATCCTGCTAGTAGAAGAGTCAGGTCATTAAATAAGAGACGTTAAATGAAATTTACTGAAGTAAAAACTTTAGAGCATCTTTTAAAACAGTTAAAAGAATACGCAACTCCAGTAGGCCAACAAAGTACAAACAATACTGGTATAGGCTCAAACGCCAAGTCACAAGGCAGGATGTCTCAGGCCGTTGGTTCAATGGGCAATATGGCTAAGAATATGTCTAAGTCAATGGTTAAAGGTAAAGACAGTAAACTAACTCAAAGACTTAAAAGTGTTGCAGGTGGTGTACAAGGAACTGCAACATCTATAGCAAATCCAGGCCAAGCAAAAAAACAAAATACATTTGTATCTGCAAAAGCAAAAGATTTACAAAAAGATACAGAAATATTCGATAAAACTGGAAAGGCATTAGGAACAGTAGACTCTCCATTAGGTGATGATAATTTTGGCGGAGTAGATGCTGTTGCTATAAAAAACAGCAAAGGTGAATACGAAATTAAACAGCCTGATGATGAAATGTTTATTTCTCAAACAAATGAAGGCAAATTAAGTAAACTAGCAAATAGAAAAAATAAAAAACTCAGATTAAGAAAGTTAAAGGGCAAGATTAAGAAACTATCTAGACGTAGACTTAAAGAAGCAGATCCTAAACTATTTGAGATAAACTTTAATCAGACATCAATAGCAAAAGATGCCTTGGATGCTCCTGTAAAATGTGGATTTGAAGCAGAAACATTTTTCTATTCTGTAGAAAGTAATAGTGCTAGTGACGATGTGGACAACATGAGCATCAGTGATATAGAATATGAATACGGTGACTTACCAGATCGAGCATATGAAGACTATAGAGATTGGTTATACGAAAAAGGACAAGAAGAATACTTAGAAGATTTAATAATTGATAAGGTAGAAGAAGTCAAAGAAGATGAAGAATACCTAAACGACTTTATAGACAGTGGTGCAGGTCCAAGTTCAGAAGCAATAGAAAGATACAAAGAAAATTTTGAAGAAGAAAATCCTAAAGAATATGAAAACCGTGAGGAAGATGGCTGGGAGTATATGAATTGGGTAAGAGAATATGTTGAGGAAGAGTACGAAGAAGAATATTTAGACTGGTTAAAAGAAGATGTAGTAAGTGAATTTAATCTAGATGACGAAGCCACAGAAGCCGCAGAAAGTGACTATACTATGGATGAATGGGTACAGGACAACTACAGTTACATGAGTAGTTTCCTTGATGATTATGGTCATGACTACAGTAGACCAGGTGGCGATGTTGAAAACGTTGCAGATGAATTAATGGTATGGATTAGAGATAACAGTAACTATCCAGACTATCCAGAATCCGGTGATTATGGCGAAACAAATACAATATCAGCCTGGAGTGTAGAGGCTGACAGTAGTATAGAACCAGATGAAGGCACAGGTGCTGAACTTATTTCTCCTGTATTCCAAAATCCTAGAGAAATGATGACAGAAATGAAAAGTTTGTTCGACTGGAGTGAAAGAAACTTTGGTACAAACCGATCAACAGGACTTCACGTTACAATGAGTTGGCACGGTGAAGCCGCAGGATTACCTAGTGCCGCAGAACCAAACAAATTAAAGATGGCATTGCTCTTAGGTGATCCATACTTACTAGCAGAATTTGGTAGGTTAAAAAACAGTTATACAAAAAGTCAATATAATAGTGTATTAAAATATGCCGAAGGCATGAAACGTGGTGACGCAAAAAGTTTTGAACAATTTGAGGAAATGTTATCAAAAGGAATCAGCAATGACAAGTTCAACAGCATACATTTTAAATCTGAAAAAGATAGAATGTCAGGAACTAATCTTATAGAGTTTAGAATAGCCGGTGGTGAAGATTATCAAACAATGTATGAAAAAGTTGTAAAAGCAGTTGTGAGATACTCTACTGTGATGAGAGCAGGATACGATGAGTCTGCATTTAGAAAAGATTATGTAAATGCAGTATTTAAATTATTGCGTAAGTCACAGGAAATAGATCCTAACAAAGCAAAAGATTTTGAAGCAAGAGGCATAGCAAATCACAAAGTAATCGACTCTGCTAAAAATATTGTTGGTAAAAAAGATTACTTTGATGTTATACAATTTTTAAGTAGTAGTGTAGAGTATCTAGAAAAGTATAATCAAAATAGTCAACCAAATGCTGATAAAGAATGGAAACAAAGCATTAAAGATTATCAGAAGAACACAGGCAACAAAGTAGAAATAGACGAGGTTGAGCAAAGAACTCCTGCAACAGGATTTGTAAAGCCTGATTCAATAGCACCAAGTAGAAGAGCGGCAAGTGAATTAAAGAATGCCCAAGACAGATTTGCTTCTGCAATTACTATATTATCTAGAGATATAGCAGACGGTAATGCTAGAGGACCAGTAAGTGCTAAAGACATAGGTATCTTTAGAAATTTTGCAAAAGATGTTCAACTAGATGATAAAGGTTTAGAAAATGCTCTTATACAAAAAATGGATGATTTTAATCTACAAGGAACTGATAAAGAAAAATTAGCAAGATTGAAAAAGGGTGCAGACAAGATATTTAAGAAAGATCTAATTGCTAAACCTACATATATTACACCACAAGCATTAGATGGTATTGCTAATGGTATGTGGCAATTTTATCAAACAGATGATAAAATCAATAATACTAAATTAGACGCACTTGCTGACTTACTAGTAAAACTAAACCCAATGAATAATAAAAATGATGTATTAGAACTTTTAAGAGAATTGAAGCATCAAAGAAGTCAAAACGGATTTGTTTCTAAATTAAAAGGTGGAGGCTGGGGTAGCACTACAACATTACTTGGTACCGGAAAAGTTACTACACCAGGTACTGCTAAAGAGTTAATGGCATTTCTAGAACCGTATAAAGGTTACGAGCACCCAACAGGCAAAGACCATCACGTTAATATAAATAGCGATGATCCATATGCCGATATTGCTCAAATGGCATTAGTGCAAAAGATCAGGCATAGGTTAGATCATTTAGAAGAATTAAAAAGTGATGACAAAGACAAGTATAATAAAATTAAAGTACAACTTGTTAAAATAGGTACTGAGTTTATAAACACAATTTCTTCTGTAACTAATGATGTAGGATCAGTAGAAAGTGTAGATCTAGGCCATTGGGCTCTGCAGTTAAATTCAAGAAGAACGGAAACGGCATTAGACTTTTTAACAAGGGCAAAGTCCTTAGAAGAGGATGACTTATACAATTTTGTTAGGGCATACGATGACTACATAATAAGAGAACCGCTTAGTATGTTAAGAGATCATTACCAAGCAAAAACTCCTGGTGCAGAGTATTCAGATGTACAGAAAAATCCAATAGTAAAAAAATTAATTAAGAAAAGTTTTGCAGGAATAAAAAAATTCTTATCAGCATTTGATGAAATATTTACAGCAGAAGGATTTACAGATTTAAAAGCAGAAATATCCAACAAAGATCAATACGATAAACGTAACAAAGACTTTGAAAAGAATGTTAGAAGCAAAACACTTGCAACGTTAAATGTACCTGCTCATAGTAACGTTTATACAAGAGATACTCTTGTTGGTAATTTAGAAGATGTTGATTTAGATGAGCCTGAAAGTGAGATGACTCAATGGTTTAATAATACTGTAGTAGATCATATTAAAAACAAAATTAACAGAGGTGATATGATTTGGGTAATACCTGCAAGTCATTGGGATGATGCCACAGATGCATTAGAAGGTCTAAATTTAATAGAAGTATACGAACAGCAGAAGAACTATTATCACACTTGGCGTAAAACAGATTATAGGCGTGTACTAAGCAAATTTAGAAGTTTATACGGAATAAATTGGGAAGAGTTAAGCGACGAAGATGAATTTAGCGAAACTGGTGGAGAACGATTATACAGCGAACTAAAAAATCTTGGTATAGAAGTAACCCATGAAGGTGACAGTAGAAAAGGTGCTCCTGGGCAAAAAGATTTACTAGATGCTGAATCAACAAAAAATCCTCTAAGCGGAGAACCACTAAACAGAAGCAGTAGTACAAGTTGGGAAATGAATGACGAAGATGCAGAGCAAAAACGTTTTGAAGCATTTGATTGGAGTTTATATCCAGAAAAAATGAAAAGTGTTGTTGCTCAAGTAATGCAAAATGATAGATACGGTAGTTTTCGAATAGCATTAGAAGAAGTGTTACAAAAAGTAGTTAATAAAGAACTAAACTTAGATGTTGATATTATAAATGCACCATCATTAAAAAGAGCGGCAGGTGTTGATGACATGGAAGGCGAGGCTTCAAATAGTATATCTAGAAAAACTAATTGGGAGGCTTTAGCAGAATATGTAGGTATTGAAGCAGGAGTAAACAACCAAGGCATTAATATATTTAAAAAGGTTTATGATCAGTTTGATAGTGAACAATCCTCAATAAGATCCGGACATAGCATGGAAAGATGGATAGGCTGTGTAAAAGATGCTGTTGAATATGTTAAGAAAAATTATAAAGTAAGTGGTGGAAACTATTTTAGAATAGATTCAGACGGTAACGTTGGCGACGATGTAAGAGATGTTTATAGTACGCCGGACCAACAAGTGAACACAGATTATGATAAAGCCAGAGCAGACCATCCAGGCTTCGATAGAATGATGCAACGTGGTATGCAGGATTACTTAGCACGTGGCCAAGTAAATGACCTAGTAGGATTTTTAAACAATCCAAGCAATGATAATGTTTTCAAATCGCAGGTTTTAAATACTATAACAAATCGAGGTGATATGGAAAACGGTCCTTTTGCAAGTTTCCAAGATGCATTAGCAGTTACTCGTAGACAAGGTAATGAAAGTGTATTTAAAAAGTTTGATAATCTATCCTTGCAGGAACAATTAGAACATTTAGGAAAAATAGATAAAAAGAAAATTGATAAAGTTTATGAAGGACGTTTAAAAAATGCATGGATGTCAGGAGACTATAAAGAGCCTGTAGAACCAATAGTGGCTCCAAATCCAATGGCTATAAAAAAGAAATATAATCCTGCAGAGCATAAAGAAAATGTTATTCAAAGTATTATGAGTAAACAAAACATTAGTAGAGCGAATGCTACAATGCAAGTAAATGCTATGGTAAAACGTGACCCAAATTATTTTACAGATAAAAGTAAAGTAGATGAGAGTGTTCCCAATAATACAACAGTTAGGGTACTTAATACATTATTAGCAGAGCCTATGCCGGCACATGATATTAAGAAACAAATGGATGCCTATTTTGCAATACCAGTTCCACAAATGCTTAAAGATTTTAGATATAGAGCAGTAGAAGGTGGGCCTGATATTTGTTTAAGATCTATATTAAGAAATTATATACAACAAAATTTAAATCCAAGACTGCACACAGAACTAAATTTAACTGAAAGCAAAGATGATTTAATTGCAAAATTAGATGCTATGCCAGAGGATGAGAGTACAGTAAAACTTATAAATTACATAGAACAACTTATAGATGATATGGGTGTTGGTGGTAAAATACGAAGTTTAAGTAATCAATTAGAAATAATTCCGGATGTAGATGTTAAAAAATCAGTAAACCAAATTGCAAAAATAATTGCTAGTATAGAGATGAGTCCGACTGAAAGGGCACAACTTTTTGTAGATTGGAAAGCAGATAGATTAGTAAATGTAGATGCATTATTATCAACATCAACAGTAAGTCTAGAAACTATCTTTAATGGTTACGGAGATAAAGGTGAAAGCCATGTAACTGAATTGGTAGATGATTTGAATCAAGTTGTTCAGTATGGTATAGGGCCAGGTGAGTTCGCTTTAGCAGTTTTATCTCAGAGAATAGAAGGTATAGGTGCATCGTCTGGTGATAATGAAGATGGTGAAGGCGAAGGTAAAGGTGATTTATTAATTGACAATTCTCCAGTAGAATTAAAAACAACAAGAAAGAATTCAGCAAGATTTAATGATAGACAAGTTACGGTGTCGGATTCATATAAGACTATGGTAACAGCATTCTTTACAAAGTATGATGAGAAGTTTAAAGAATTAGAAGCACAGGGATTAAAAGTTAGAGTTAAATCTGGTATGCAACAAGCACAGATAATAACATTTTTAAAAGCAGTACCGGAAGCAGAAAAAGAAGTAGCAGAGATTATATCTAATATATTCACAGACTTACCTGTTAGTGGCGGCCCAATTGCAAGGTTCTTAGCACAAGGTGATAAAAATCAAGCCATGCAACTTATTGCACAGTCCAATGTAAGCAATTACCTTACAAAGAAAAGAGCCACTGGTAATTTAGCAGGAATACTTTTCTTAGATCTTAACAAACAAGCATTTACTTTTATTAAAGAAGTATCAGACCTAGAAGGCACAGGTTTACGATTACATGCAAAAACAAATTATTTAATAACAACAAACGAAAATCCGTTTGCAAACACGTCTATTGTAGACACAGGGGCATAATGAAATTAAACGAAATTGAAATCTATAAAGGTCTAAGACCTGACTATCCAAATGATGCACCGGATGTTAAACCTGCGGGTGCCAAAATACCTTTATATAGACCTGAACATACATGGGATGCAGAACAGAAGGCCGCTAATGAATATAACAAAGGCGGTCTATTAGGTCTTTTTACTCATATGAGTAAAATATTCAAAGTCACAATACCTGAGTTAAATGATGAATTTTATACTGATGCAGAGGGAACAGAAGTAGAAGCAGTAGAAGAATTTATAGACATCATGTATAGAATACCATTAAACGCAGAAGCCGGAGGCGGTGGAGGCGGCGGTGCTGGAGGCGGAGCCGGTGGCGGTGCAGGATCTGGTGCAGGTGCTGGTTCAGGCGGTGGTGCAGGTGCTGGCAACAGTTCAGGCGGTGGTGCTCACGGAAATTCAAGTGGAATGGGCGGGTCTGCAGTCAGTGGAGACACTGGTGCCGCTGATTCCACACCTAGTCCTGCTATGTATTTAGGTAGCATGAGTCCAAAGAAGAAGAAGAAAAAGAAAAAGAAAAACTTTGATTATGGAAAAGGAATATACGAGACACTAAATGAATTAGACTCGTGTCCTAGGACTAAATCAACAGGCTGTCAATGTGAAAATGTTAATAACCTTAATGAAGCAGAGAGCACAGTTAAAGCAATATGTAACTTAGAACACACAGAAGGCGACGTAAGTGGTATGTTCAAGTTCAAACAAAAACCTGGAAAGGCTACAATTATTAAAGGCATAGTTAAGGGACTTACACCAGGCAAACACGGCTTCCACATACATGAGTTTGGAGATTTAAGTGATGGTTGTGCAAGTGCCGGAGGACATTATAACCCAGACGGTGTTGATCATGGCGATAAAGCACAAGGCCATGTAGGAGACCTAGGTAACATTGTTGCAGACCAATCAGGTACTGCAAGATTTCAAATAAAAGCAGACCGTGTTAATTTATCAGACGTAGTAGGCAGAGCAATAGTCATACATGCAGACGAAGATGACTTAGGAAAAGGTGGAGATGAAGAAAGTCTTAAAACAGGTAATGCTGGAGATAGATTAGGTTGCGGTGTAATACGTCTACGTGAAGTTGTTGAAGAACATTACACTAGGACAGTATCTGATAAGCATTTTGATAGAAACGAGTTACCTCAAATTAGGCATAGTGATTTAAAGATATCACCATTTACTTTCGAAGAAGGTGCTATACTTACACGTCTTATTAAGCCAATACAAAGCCAACGTGTAGAAGGCTTAGCAGAAGATGCCGAGAACGGATTCTTTAATGACGACTATAGGCCATTGATATTAGATAGCAACGGCTACTTAGTAAACGGACATCATAGATTAGATGCCGCACATGTTTTAGGTTTAAGAGAAGTTAAAGCAATACAAGTAAATGCTACATTAGAAGAATTAATGGATCATTTTAAACATAAAATAAGTTATGACAAAGTAATAGAAAACAAGATAAATAAAACTGATATGAGAGCAAAAGAATTTTTATACTTAAAATTTAAGAAGTCACTAGTTGAGGCTAACCTTGATGAACAAATGTTTGGTGTCAATGAATACGACATGCTTGATTTGTTTATAGGGTCTAGTAATGTAGATAAGATGTTTGGTAATGTTAAACGAGGCACACCAGATTTTAAACATGAAGGTATTAAAAATTTAAAAATGTATCTTAAAAAGAAAAACATATTAGATGTTAATAAAGGTGCAGGTCTGGCATACACAAATTTAGATTTTACAAGGATAAATCCTAAAACACTTAATCAAGGTAAACTCCGTAACTTGCTTACATTTGCTACAAGACTATCTGATAATACAAATGAAATTACTAACGATGGCGAACAATTAAAAAGTATAATTGTTAATAAGCCAATGCCAACACAGGCAGATTTAACACAAGTAGATAGGTTACAGCAATCAATGGTATCCTTAAAAGGAAGACAAATTACAATGGTTGACAGTATGGACAATCTTATTAAGGACGTATTTAAACTTGGTGCAAATACGTGAAACTACTAGAATTCGAACATATTGACGAGGCGTTTACTCCCCAAATAGAGGGATGGTATGACCGCAATGATATAAGAATTTGGTTTCAAAAAAATTACAGTTCACAAGTAGTCAGGGCATGGGATGAAGCAACATCTGGATTAGTTACAGAGATGGATATTATCCAAAAAAATCCTGCTATGATGAGCAGATATAAACAAACTGATATAGAACTAATGAACGAATGGCTAGACGGTTACTTTCCTTTTAAGATGATAGACCTAGATTATAGTAAAGGCCAAGCAATTTGGAAGGTAGAATCTAACCGAGCAATGGATAGAGAATAATGAAACTGTACGAATTCTTCAACGAAAATGTTGTAGATGGTAACTTCCCTACACAACAACGTGACCGAGAAATGCAACAAGGCATGGAACGTGAACTTAAAATGCACAAGATACTTGAACGTTTAGCACAGATGTGGTGGAACAACGATGAAG